ATACCGGCAAGACCGGCGCCGACGCCTTCATCGAGTTCGTCAGCCAGTTCGCGGGGGTCGCATGACCACGTTCACCATCGACAAGCGCTTCGCCACCGCCGTCACCCGCACCGACCGCGTGCTGGAAATTGCCGAGGCTTTCGGTCTGGGCCTGGACGACAAGGAATTCGTCGTCTTCGACAATCAGCCGATCGACATCGAGCAGGGCGACATCGTCTACGTGACGGGCCAGTCCGGCGCCTGCAAGTCGACCGTCCTGCGCGAACTGGTCAGCCAGATGGAGCTGGATGAATACAAGGTCGTCTGCCTGGATGACGTGCCGCTGCTGGACTGCCCGCTGATCGACCAGATCGGCAAAACCACCACCGAAGCGCTGAACTTCCTGTCGATCGCCGGTCTGAACGATGCCTACCTGTTCATTCGCAAGCCCAGCGAATTGTCGGACGGCCAGCGTTACCGCTTCCGCCTGGCCAAGATCATCGAATCCGGCGCCAACGTTTGGGTGGCTGATGAATTTCTGGCCGTGCTCGACCGCGTGACCGCCAAGGTGCTGGCCTACAACCTGCAGAAGATCGCGCGCAAGGTTGGCGCCACCGTCATCGTCGCCACCACCCACGCCGACATGGTAGCCGACCTGGCGCCAAGTCTGGTCATCGAGAAGCGCTACCGCGAAAAGGTGCGCATTGTTCGCAACCCGGACGTGAACTGGAAAGAAGTTCCACACCCCAAAGACCCGATCGGAGAAGTCTGATGTACAACACCACCCAAGCCGAATTCCAGCATGACGTGCTGGACCGCCCCGACGAATCGGTTGTGGTCATGTTCCATGCCAGCTGGTGTGGCCCCTGCAAGACCATGAAGCCGCTGATCGAGCGCCTGGCGGGCGAACAGGGCTTTGCCCTGGTTGGCGTCGACGCCGGCGAGAATCGCGCTCTGGCGGCCGAATACGGGGTTCGTAGCGTGCCCGCCGTGCTGGTTTTCAAAAACGGCGACGTGACCTGTACGCCGCTGTGGGGAGGTCACGCCGAAGAGCGCCTGCGCTCCTACCTGGCCGCGGCCGGAGTACCAGCATGAGCACTTTCGAATGCTTCGCCGCGGCCATGCTGGTCGCCGGCTTTCTCGCCATCTGGAAGTGGCCAACATGACCCTGCTGATCGACAATGACAACCTGCGCGTTGAGCGGCGCGCAGTGCCCGCCAATCATCAACTGTCGCTGCTGGAGCGTATCTACGTCGAGCGCGGCACCCGCGAAGACTGGGACTTGCTGCACGAACTGCACTACAAGGCGGAAAACCTCGGCATCGGCCCGAAAATCTACCGCTGCGTGCTCGATGGTCAGGTAATCGGCGTGGGCGTCATGACGGTGCCCAAGATGCTGCTGTCGGGCCGCAACGAAGTCATGCCGCACATGCGCCCGAACCAAAATGGCCGCGACACCAAGATGATCAACCGTCATCGCGCCATGTGGCTCAACGCGCACAGCTGCACCAATTCGCGCCTGGTGCTCGACACCATGTTCCGCGGTGCCGGCATCGCCTATCGCATGCAGAACATCATGATGCGCATGACCGGCTGCCGTTTCGTCGAATTTCAATCTTCGATGAGCAAATTCAACCCGTTCGCGGCAAAAGCAGGCATGCGTTTCACCAAACCACGCCGCAGCGCCAACTATGAGCGCGGCTTGACCTTCTTCGGCCGCTGGTTCCGCTCGATGCCGATGGATTATGTCGGCATCAAGGCTGAACTCGACGAGTTCTCGCCGGTAGTGCGCGACAAATGCATCGACGAAATGCGCAAATTCTATTACCGCTGTTCGTCGATGGAGAAATCCGGCGACAACCGCGCCAATGGAACGTCCCGGGTCGACGCGATGGAAGTTGGCTACCTGATCAAGAGCCTGCAGCAGCTGGTCCTGGCCAGTCCGCTGTATGGCATTTACACCAACCCCGACTTTGGTCGCGAACTGCCGCAGCGTCTGTCCGTGCTGGCATTCGACAACCAAAAAGTCACCGCGCCGCTGGCGCTTTAACCGACGGTTACATCATGCCCACGATGAGCACCAACCCCTACAAGACGGCCCACTTGACCACGAAGCAGCTGGAATTGCTGCGCGTGATCGCCGCCGGCAACGAGGACGGCACGCCGTGCGACCTCAATCAGATTCTGGAAAATATTCGCTACCACACCACGAAGGACAGTTTGCAGTTCTCGCTGCGCATCCTGATTCACCGCGGCCTGGTTGAAAAACTGGCGCCGGAAGTGCGTCGCGGCGCAAAACGTCGACTGATTGGCGTCACTTCGGCGGGTCGTTTGCAGGCCCGCGATCCACGCCAGTACACTCCGCGTGAGCAAAGTGACATCGTGGAACTGGGTGGTGAAGCCTTTTCCGTGGACCTGGATTCGGTGCCGGACTTCATCGCTCCCGGTGTTTTGTAACCCGCAGTTACCCGACTTGGCGGACTAGTTGGTTCATGGGTAATTGACCCCTCTTCTATAAGTACTTTATATATTAAATATAGAAGTAAGAAGTATTAAGTACTTTAGAAACGCGTTGTAATCCATGCAACTACCAAGTAGTCCGCCAAGTTGACTAACCAGAAGTACCGGAAAGACCCAGAGTACCGGAAAGTTAAGTAAGTCAGCGCTGACTTGACACAAACCGGAAATATGTTTTACAGTGGTGGCCTGAACATACTTTTCCATTGTTCCTCCGGGCGCCATCCCTAGCGCCCGTTTTTTTTGCGTGAAAGGTTTGCAAGTGACCGACAATCCAAAACGCCGCTTGACGCCCGCTCAGTGGGCCGAGGTGGAAGCCCAATGGGCCGCTGGGACCGTGACCTACGAGGACTTGGTGTCCAAGTACGGCTGCGCCATGTCGACGTTCGAACGTCACTTCAAAAAGCGCGGCATCACGAAGGGTGCTGGCGCTGCTGCAACGCGCAAGGCGGTGGAAGACAAGCTTGTGGCGGCGTCCATTGACGAAGCGACGATCCTGGCTGCCCGCATCAAGGAAACGAAGGAACAGCACTACACGATGGCGTCGAACCTCGGCAAGCTGATCTGGAACGAACTGCTTGAAGCGAAGAAGGCCGGTAGCCCGATGGCCGCGGCGCTGAACAACCTCAAGGCGCTGGACCTGGCCGCCACCGGTCTGAAAAAAGTGCGTGAAGAGCGCTGGGCAATTCTCGGTCTGGACCGCCCGGATGCCGTGGACCCGGATGAAGTGCCAGAACTGCAGATCACCGAACTGACCGCCGAAGAGATTCAAGCGCTACGTGACCGTGACCACAACGAAATGGACGACATTTCGCCCGCAAAGGCGACCGCAGACAGCGATGACGACACCGACGATGAGTCGGGCGACGACACCGATGACGTCGTTGAGGAAGGCTGATGGCCAAGACCGCCAGCCTTACCCTGCACCCGAAGCAGATGCTGGTGTACAAATCCGGCGCGCGCTTTCGGGTTGTCGTTGCAGGTCGTCGCTGGGGTAAAACCCAGCTTGCCAAGACGCTCATGATCACGCGCGCCAAGGTGCGCAAGCGCAAAATCTGGTATGTCGCCCCGACCTACAAGATGGCCAAGCAGATCATGTGGTCCGACCTGCTGGAAGCCATTCCGCGCAAGTGGATCAAGAAGGTCAACGAAACGCGACTGGAAGTCACTTTGCTCAATGGCACCGTGATCGAGCTGAAAGGCGCCGACAAGGGCGACTCGCTGCGCGGCGTGGGCGTGGACTTCCTGGTCCTGGATGAGTTTCAGGACATCGACGCCGATACCTGGGTCAAGGTGCTGCGCCCGGTGCTGGCCGACCGTCGTGGCGATGCCATTTTCATCGGCACGCCCAAGGCATACAACTACCTGTACGAACTCTACAAGCGCGGCCAGGACAGCGACAACGTGGCGCGCAAGCTGTGGGAGTCGTGGCAGTTCCCGACCATCACCTCGCCGTTCATCCCGGTTTCGGAAATTGAAGCGGCCAAGGCCGACATGGACGACAAGTCGTTCAAGCAGGAATTCGAAGCTTCCTTCGAAACCATGTCCGGTCGCGTGTACTACCCGTTCGACCGCATGGAGCATGTGGGGCAATATGCCTTCAACCCCAAGCTGCCGATCTGGGTGGGTATGGACTTCAACATCGATCCGATGTCGACCGTGATTTTTCAGCCACAGCCCAACGGCGAAGTCTGGGCGGTCGACGAAATCGTGCTGTTTTCGTCCAACACCGAGGAAATCTGCGAAGAGTTGGAAAAACGCTACTGGCGCAACCTGCTGCAGATCACGATGTACCCTGACCCGGCCGGCGGCCAGCGCCAGCACGCGCGCGGCGAGACCGACTTGGACATCCTGCGCGAAAAGGGCTTCAAGCGCATCAAGTTCCGCCGCAAGCACCCGGCAGTGGCAGACCGCATCAATGCCGTGAACCGCATGCTGCGCGCCGCCGACGGCAGCATTCGCCTGCGCGTGAATGAAAATTGCAAGCACTTCATCAACGCACTGGAGCAAACGATCTACAAGCCAGGTTCGCGCGACGTGGACAAGGCTGCAGGTGTCGAGCACAGCGCCGACGCCGGCGGTTATTGCATCGAACTGGAATTCCCACTGCGTAAAGTTGAAATCGGCGGTCTGTCACGCTGATGCTTGACCGTAAGTCACCACTGAGTTAGGATTCGCCAAATGAACATTACCAAGCCAGGCGCTACCGCTGTCATCGATCCGCAAGAACAGGAAAAGCGCCCTGTGATGACGGACTACCAGAAAAAGCTGCGCAATCTCGTCGATCGCCGCCACCCGGAATACGTCGCCAACAAGGATCACTGGAAGTTCCTGGAGTCGACCTACGAGGGCGGTCGCGAGTGGTTCAAGGAAGGCAACATCT